CCCACCAATAACTTGGTGGGTTTTTTATTTTAAATCATAAAAAATCTTAAAATTTTAAATAAGAGATTTTTTACTAGTATTGAATGTGAATATATAAACAAGTAATAAATGATTTAAATAATTGTATTTATGCGATTCAATGGCTTAATTTATAATGGTAATAAGATATTAGAACAAAATAAAATCTTAAACATCCTTGAGAAGGAAAACCTTCATTGGTTAATTGACTCTGAAATTGAGGATGCACAAATCGAAATCAAACACAACACTTTAATTTGGCATGGTGGTAGTTACTATTCTGGTAACTGGCATTATGGTATTTTTAAAGATGGTGAATTCTATGGTAGATTTGAAAATGGAATTATCGAAGGTGGTAATTTCAAAGGCAAATTTATCAGTGGAATAAATTTGATTGAGATATAAAAAATCATTTTTCTTATTATGAGAAAAAAACGTTTTCCTAAATCAAATAGTGTTAGAGTATTAACAGAATCTAACATTATAAGAATCAGTGAAGAAATTAATGGTCAGTTATTTTTTGAAATTGGTTCAGAAATAACGACTGATATCGCAGAGGCGGTTGCGATTATGATGAGAGTTCCAAATATAGATGATTTAATTTGGAATAAAGAGTTACCATTTGATGTTGAAAATATCGATCCTAAAAAAACATTATATTGGTTATCGGGTGGTGATAAAGAATGGATAACATTACAAAATTATAATCAACCTTGGTCAAAATGTGTATTGGAGTTTCAAGAAGAATTTGGTTTTATGGTTTTGTCAATAATAGGAAAAGCAAAAAAATTAAAAGATATAAGAGATGGGTATATAAAATATCTAAATTTACCAGTCTTATATGAATTTGCACTTAGTCAAAATTTTGTTAAATGAAAAAACCCACCAAAATGGTGGGTTTTTTATTTAATATATAGATATTATGGAATTAAAACAGACTATTTGTAAAAATCCTTGGTGTAAAGTAACTTTTAACTATCAAGGTGATGTTGTCCCAGATCAATGTTATAAATGTATTGGGTTTGAAAATACCTCTGGTGGTGTTACTTGGACTGAAAAAAAATATGAAGGTCCTAGATTTGATGGTCAACCACATCCAATTAGTATTAATATTCAAAAAGCAGGAGAAAATAAAAAATTATGGTAAAATCACATTTCTTTGATATAGATACTCTTATCAGAATTGATAATCAAGCTTGGATTGTTGATAAAAACAATCCAAATGTTCCCATTTTTAAATTATCAAAATCTGATTTTAATTTGATACAGAGTGGTATTTACCGTAAACAGAACAATAAAATGGAATTTAACGGTAGGATATTTTGGTTACCAACTGATTTAGTTAATAAACTAAAAATAAAAGCGAAAAACTATAAAACTGACTTCAGTAATTTAGCAATTAGTCTTCAGGAGTTTCTAAACAAAGATATTATTGATGAAATGAATTTTGATTTGAATATAGAGGTTATATCTAGTTTGAAAAATAAAACAGATGATATTTATATTATTTGTTCTAAGCAAACTAAAAGGAATTATCAAAGCTTAATTGATAGATTAGAGGAGAAATTAAAAGCGGAGGGTCTTTTAATTAAAAATTTTTACTATATTTCTGAGAATTTTTACAACCAAAATAAAGATGAAATTAACTTTAAAAAAATGAGGTTATTGCTTCAACATTTAGTTGGATATAAAACAGATGGTAATAAGTTTATTGATGAAGAAATTACTAGATATGATCAAGTTTATTACTATGATAATAATTATGATACTTTAAAAATATCTGATGATATTAATGGACTTTTAGATATAATATTATCCAATACCGATAAAGGAGTTAAAGATGTTATAAAAGAGGATGTAATTGATTATAGACCAACTTTATTTATTAATAAAATTAATGATAATCATCTCAATAAAATGGAAACAAAAAAAGTAATATTATCATTATCTGGTTTAATTAAAACCTTTGAATCATTTAGAAAGTTATTTTAATCTTTTTTGTTTTTTAGATAATTATCAATCATATTATTGAGGCTTCTGGTATCAACAATTTTACCTTCTTCTTTAATTTCTTCTGTTTGTTGTTCAATGTTCTTTTGTTCCATAGATTCAGATATTTCGTTTAGTCCTAAATCTCTTCTCATTTCTTTATAGAATTTTTCTAATTCTGTTTTTTGTGTTTGTGAAAATTTGATATTATCTCTCATTTGCGCAAATGATTGATTAATAACTTCATGCATTCTAGCGGACACATCACCATTATCAACTTGTCTCATCTGAGTTAATAAATTTTTTCTGGTCATTCTTTGTAAAAAAAGTGTATCTGCATAAACTTGAGCATCTTCTTTCATTTTTTTAACCACATAATCATGATGAGCAATACTTGGATTATCACCTAAATATAAATCAACAAGTGCTTTCATAACATCATTTGCTAATTTTTGAGAATCTTCTAAATCTGAATCATAGTCATAGATTTGTATTTCACCTAAATCTGGCAGATCTTCTTTCTTGGCAAGGTATTTAGTAACATCTAATTCTTTATTATCTTCTTGAATTCGGTTGAATTCATTTTGTAGCTCATTTATCTTATCTTCTTTCTTACTCATATAGGAAGAATATTTTTCTTATATATATTGAAAAAGATGAACTCCTTATGGCAACTACTAAAAAACCAACCGAGGAAAAGAAATTTGTATTTACTAGTAAACTAGTTGAAGAAGTAACTGAAAAAATAAACGACGGTGTTGTTGTTAAGCGTTTTCAAAATCCTTGGTTTAAGAATGAAATTGGATATCGAAGAGCTGGTATAACATTCATGATGACCGAGGATGAAATACAAGAGTATATCAAATGCAAATTAGATATTCAATACTTTGCTGAGAAATATTGTAGAATTAAAACAGAAGATGGATCTGTTCAGAATATAAAATTAAGAGATTATCAAAGAGATATTTTAGATTTATATACCAAAAATAGATTCTCAATATTATGTGGATCTAGACAGATTGGTAAAACAATAAATGCCGCTATCACAATGTTACATTTTATCACATTTAATAATGATAAAAACATTATGATTGTTGCAAATATTAGAGGTACAACTATTGAAATTATCGATAAGATAAGAAATATTTATGCTCAATTGCCTTTCTTTTTGAAGGCAGGTATTAAAAATCTGAACCAACAATCTATGATTTTTGATAATGGTTGTAGAATAAAATCATCTGCTCGAAGTAAAACTCCAGCAATTGGTTTTACTATTGACTTTTTGTATCTAGATGAATTCGCTCATATACCTTCTAATATTATTGAGCCATATTATACAGCAGCATTCCCAACCGTTTCGGCAATTGAAAACTCAAAAATTATCATTACTTCAACTCCAAATGGTATGAATTTGTTTTATAGATTATTGAGTGATGCGGAAAGACCAGATGGTGATCCACTAAGGAATAACTACAAACCAATGCGTGTTTATTGGCATCAGGTTCCGGGTCGTTTTGTTACATTTTTTAGATTAAATAATCATAAAATGTATGAGCATGGTTTAACAAAAGAATATATTTTTAATCAAGTTCAAAAACAATTTGGTGAATTAACTAAGGTTGAGATGAAGTTCATACCTGATTTAATAAAAGATGTTATTTATGTTTACAATAATGATGCTTGTGCCGATAAGATTGTTAAAGAATTACAAATTGTCAAAGAAGATGGAATTGAAATTCCAATTTATGCGGTTTCGGAAGTAACAACTTGGAAGGAAGAGGCAATTAAAGATATAGGTGGAGAAGACGCATTTAATCAAGAATATGGATTAAGATTTGTTAATGCTACTAGATCATTGTTGAGTGAAAATTTAATTGAACAGTTACTCTCTAATAAAAAGAATTATTTATATGAAGAAATACCTGAATTGTCAAAACGTCTTAAATTTGCTTATACGGATTTACAGTGGGTTGATGATGATAATGTTTTTACACCGTTGATGAGAAACTCGGTTAAAGGTGTTATATCGGTTGATATTTCGGAGGGATTAGGTCAGGATTATTCAATTATTAATGTATTTAAGATATCTCCTAAATCAAATGATGTAGTTGATTTACAACAAGTAAGTTATACACAGTTATCTGACTTTTTTTGTTTGGAGCAGATAGCTATTTATAGATCAAATTTTGTTTCTGTTAAACAATTAGCTGAATTATTTTATACACTTTTATTTGAATATTTTAACTATGAAAATTTCAAAGTAGTCTTGGAATTAAACAATTATGGAAATGAATTCTTGGCTCATTTACCATATGTTTTTGATGGTAATAATAATTATGGATCAAGTGTTTTCTTTAGATATAAACATCGAGCTGATTCAACGGAAGAAAGAGTTGGCCTAAAGGTTGGTGAAAATAAGAATATGTTGGTAAAGGATTATCAAGATGCTATGGATAAAAAGAATTTTATTATAACAAATGAAAATAATATTAGAGAAATTACAACATTTGTAAAGCACATAACATCTTCTGGTAATATTAGATATGCAGCAGATATTGGACATGATGATACTGTTATGACTTTAGTAAATGCGGCGAGTGTTTTTTCCAAATATGATTTTAGAGAAATGGTAGAGGATTATGCTAAAATTGTGGATTCTGGATTATTGACTTCTTGGAAAGAAATATTAAAGAGAACTGATTTTAAAGAAAGTACTGATTACTCAAGTATTATAAATGTAAATAAACAACGTAGATTTATGAATCAATATAAAAATGATCAATCTGGTGGTGGTAAAAATTGGTTTGGAATTTAACAAAAAACTAAAAATAAAAACCGAACTAATTAGTTCGGTTTTTATTATGCTACTTCAATTGTTACTGTTAGTCCAGCGCCTTTTAATTTACCATACATTTTTTGTATTGTTTCATGGTCTCCGCGCTTAACATCACATTTTCCAGTAAAATGAACTAAATGAGCACATTGTGCTGCTTGTTCAAATTCGTGTCCACAAACTTTCATAAGGCATTCAATAACCCAATCAAAGGTATTGTGATCATCGTTGTGTAGCATTAAAATGTAGGGTTTGCTGAGTATATCTTCAACCTCTACGCTTACTTGTTCTCTTGTAATTGTTGACATAATTTGATATATATTAAAAAATTTGCTTTTTGTTTAATTGTAAATTTATTTTATCTTTTTGATGAATCTATTGTAGTAGCTACACAAAGGTTGATATCATCTTATTTTTGTAGATGATTTATTAATGACATCTACTATTGTTACATCAATAGTTTGTGTTTTTGCCCAATCTTTAAATTTAACTATATGTTCATATCGATCGTCAAAAATTATAAATTCAACCGCATCTGGATTTTTTTTAATTATTTTTTCAAATAAATAGCACTTGAATTTAAATGTTTCTCCACCAGTGTTACAAAAAACATCATCAAATTTAATATCATGTAATTTTAAAACATCTAATACTTGTTTCTCAAGTCTAGATAATCTACCAGTTGCTAAAAATACATAAGTATCTGGAGTAGAGATTTCTTTTTCATAATGAGTAAAAACCCATTGGTTTACTGGTGGATAGAATACATTAAGATTTAATGATTCTGGATTGCCCCACCATCCTCTTCCTTGCCAAGAAAGACCGGTTGCTTTTTCCCATTCTGGTTTTCCAGATTCAGGAGTTGGTGTGTGAATTAATGTTCCATCAAAGTCGAAACAGACTAGTCTTTTTGCCATAATTTTAGAGGAATTTATTTTTTGTATATATAGAGAACAAAGATATGGATTTTAGGCCATATAAAAAAATTATATTATAATTATGAAAATTGATTCTAAAAGTTGGTTAATAATAATACTTATTATAATTTCTGTTTTCTTCATGATTCAGTGGTTGAAAACTAGAGTTGGTAAGTTTGATATTGAGAACAAACAATTGCAGTCTCAGATTGATTCTATTCAAATTCAACGTGACTCATTAAAAAATGCTAGAGCATTATATGATAAAAAATTTGATAGCCTTCAAAATATCATAGATAAAGATCATAATGATGTTATAAAATTGGAAAAGGAGTTAAATAAGTCAAAAGTTGATTTAAAAACTGCTAAAGATGACTTAGACAAAGAAAAGCATAAAGTTGATGAGATAAATGCACAAATTAAAGATTTAAAAGACCATCCAATTAAACGTGAAGGTGGAGATTTAATAAACTCATTAAGAAAAAAATTAAACTAAAAATATGAAAAAATTACTTACACTGATATTGTTGATGATTAGTTTAACATCATTCGCTCAACAAGATACTACTAAAAAATTAATTGAACCACAATATCCAGCATATTATGTTGTTGGGACTGATACTATTGGTATTATAATTACAATAGAACAAGCACAATTAATGGATAATGATTTGGATTTATTAGATTTATTTGAGAAAATGAAAATAAGCTGTGACACAACTATTAAAAGATATATTTTGGTTGTGAATGAGTATGATAAACAAGTTGCTATTTTAAATGGGACTATCAGTAAATTAAATTCCGAAAGAAACGGACTACTCGAACAAATAAAAGTTAATAAATTAAAAATGGATAATTATGAGTCCGATTTAAAAGGAGCTACTACACAAATATCTAAGCAAAAAAGAATCATAGGTAATAAGGATAAGGAGATTAGTACTCTTAAATTAGAAAGACTTTGGTATCCGATAGGTGGTGGATTTTTGGGTATTATTGGTGGGTTATTGACTGGTGTATTTTTGATACATCATTAAAAGTGTAAAAAATGAGTTTTAGGATATAATATATACTAATAAGAAATTAAAAAATTAATGATTAAGATGAAACACATCAAAAAATTTGAATCTTATAGAGTTGAAAGAAAGAGAGAAGAAATTATTAGAGAGTCTGTTCTTCAAGTAAACGATATTTACAAAGTAAAAAGTATGATTGATATACCTCAGTCATTAATCAATGCTTATGTTAAAAAGGTAAAAGATAATACAGGTAAGAATTTACGTCAGTTCTTTGGTGACATGGATATTGCTGAAGAAATTGTAAAGCACGTTGCTCAAGCAGGTATTGATGCTGATAAAATTCCAGCTACAGCTTTAGTTGGTGGTGTTCAAGGACAAGCTCAAGCTCCTACTCAAGGACAAGCACAACCTCAAGCACAAACCGAACCACAAGCTCCTGCTCAAGGACAAGCTCAACCTCAAGCTCAACCTCAAGCTCAAACAGAGGCACAACCACAGGCACAAGCTCAACCACAAGTTCAAGTTCAAACAGAAGCTCAACCACAAGCTCAAGCTCAAACTGGTGAAGGATTTGAAGAAGTAGCTCCACAAGGCCAAGCTAAAGCTGAAGGACAAGCTGAAGGACAAGCTGAAGGACAAGCTCAAGAAGAGGAAGAAACTGGTGAAGAAGAATTACCAGCTTAATTTATAAAACATTTTAAAAAAACACCGAGTAAATCGGTGTTTTTTTATGCACATACTTTAATATATACATTATGAAATATCTTAAATTATTTGAGAACTTTGAAAAAAGGAGTTTAACTCCTAAGGTTATTTTGGAATCTATTGATAATAAATCTACTCTATTGGTTGTTGATGTTCAAAAGTCATTTAAGAAGTTCTTTAATGAGATGTATTTGAATGAGTTGAAAAAGTATTGTAATAACTTTACTAATGTTTATCAAATATTTGATAACCATGTTGATGGTAAGAATCCAGATAGAGATTATTTATATGACGATAATCCCGAAATACCGGTTCATAAAGATCTTTATACATTTCCAAACCAGGTAGACCTCATAGAGAAAAGATATCGATATAATATAAATATAGATTATTTCAAAAATAGAATTGAACATGAGAAATTCAAAAAAATAAAGTCATTAGAAGACACAAACTCACTGAAGATTGGTGATAAATTTGAAATAAATGATGGTATTTTCATTTTTTTTATTGGTAATAATCATAGATGGTTTGAGTGTCCTATTAAACTTTATGATATTCTTAGTGGTTTAACTAACAAAGAAGTTACTATTGTTGGTGGTGCTGATAGTGAGTGTTTGGAAGATGTTTTCATTTCTGCTCAGTCACTTGGTGTTAAAATTAAAAGGGATTGGAGGTATATATATAACGCAACTAGTTGCCCTATAAATCACTAAATCTGTTTCCTTTTTTCATATTATCTTCAGCCCACATAGGTTTAAAGTTTGAATAGTGATTTAATTTATAGACCTCTTCTTCGTTCGTTGCCCAAGAAACTGGTACTTTATGGTCTAAATGCCACTTTCCGTAGTTTTCCCAATTCATACCAGATAAAAATTGAGATTCTATATATAATTTGAATTCATGAAAGTCACATCCTATAATATTTTGTGTGTCGCTCTTTTTTGAAAATCCCATTTTATTTATTGATATCCAAATTAGGTTTCTTATATTTGTTGAAATTTTAAATAAAGGATCCGACTTCTTTTTATTTTTAATATAATTACTATTATATTCATTTATTTTTTCTCTGTTATTAATTTGATAGTTTTTATCTTTTTCTTTAAATTTTTCTTTGTTATCACTTCTGTATTTCTTTCTTTTTTCTAATATATCTTCTTTTTTTTCTAGATAATATATCTTCTTCTGTATTGATATTTTATCTTTATTGGAATTTGAATATTCCTTACAATATCTATGAATTTTTTCTTTATTATCTAAATAATATTTTTTGTTTTTTTCCTTTGAACATTCTTTACATATTGGTTGTGTTTTTTCAAGCTTTTTATAAAACTCTTTAAGTTCCTTTTCTACATTACACATTTTACATATCTTCATAATCTTAACTTTTTTATATTATATATAAAAAAGTTTCATCTTACTCAACAAATATTAAATAAAAAATATAATTAAGATGATAGATATATATTTTATAGAATTCTACATTAGTAGAAAATATAATAAGAAGCTTGAAGAATATTTCGAGGTCAATAAGTCTGTTTCATCAGGCTGGAGAAATAAAAAATTTCCCGAAAGAAGATTGAAAGAATTCCAATATAGAGAGGGAACTTCGGATATTGAAGCTTTATTCAGAAAAATATATCCAATTATTTAATTTTAAACAATCTCCAAAATATTTGAAATGTTGATACTATTATAGTATGAACAATTAAAAAATCAATTATATAGTTACTTACTATATTAAAATTCAAAGCTATTGCTAAAGATATACAACAAAGAAACCCCATCTGAAAAAAGTGCCAAGCATCCGTTATGAACACAAGTGGTCCGGATATTATCCATGTTAGTATTTTTGAATTTGGAAACCAAGTATATTTATTGTCTGATGATACTGGAATATAAAACCAACTTCTGTACTTAGAATCAAAAAGTTTATAAAATATAGATACTTCATAATGAAATGCTAAGGTATCCATTATGGATTTAAAAAATCCAGCTAAAATAATTAGAAATATTGTTATCATTATTATCCCTTTTTATATAGTCCAAATCCGCCAGTTATTATAAATCCATAAATTATAAATAATATAATTGCAGGAATAACTGGTGATACATTTATACTTTGTAGATATAAAGTAACTGGAATAATAATTGCAGCAAAAGCAACTAAAATTAAAATAGGTACTATTTTACCATATTTATCGGTAGTTTTTTGTAGTGGATCAAAGATAAAATCAAACATATTTATTTTTTATTTTTATTAGGTAAACTTACCTATTTGTGCATATACCTCATAGTCGGCTACTTTAAGATAAGTAAACATCATATCTTGAAAATTTTCTGGATCTTGAACAAACACAACATTAAGTGAATAGTTTGTATTTAATAACTCTGGTATATATGTTGCTATTTGTTGATTTATTACATCTTGTACGTGTGAAGCTGATACTTTTGTTTCATATAATAGTTCTAAAAGATTAGCTCCAAATTCAGGATCTCCTAATACTTCACCCTTATTTGTGAATAAAACCATTTCATATTTTTGTATGATTACACGAATCACTTCATCCTCTATTAATTCATTAGGTACATATCTTGGATGACCTTGATAAAGAATATAAAAATCTGTAAAATCTACTGATGCCATAAATTTATATATTAAATCTTAATATATACATTATGAAGTATTTAAAATTATTTAATGAATCACTTGATACTAATTCTTGGAATGATAAACAATTTGTTAAAATTGATAGATTTTTTCCTTCATCTAAAATGTGTTCTAATTGTGGTTGGATAAATCAAGATTTAACATTAAACATTAGAGAATGGACTTGTTCTTCATGTGGTGAAAAACATGATAGAGATTTTAACGCAAGTAAAAATATTTTAAAACAAGGTTTAAAAATATTGTCTGGTTCATGGATTGAGTCGGACATTAAACAAAAACAGGTGGAGGCGTTGCCATTAGGTGAGTCTATGAAACCTGAAACATATTAATCTTTAGATAATGTGTAGTTCATGATGTTAATTAATAGATTTTGGAATACCGTTGGTGGTAGATTACCAAAGGAATATCAAATTAATAAATTAGAAATGGAAAGAGAAAAAGATGGAATTTACTTTACTTTAGTTATTGTTAAAAAAGTTCACGAATCTTTCCAATAACAGTCATACCTAAAACAATAGGGTCTGTATTAGTTTCTAATAATTTTGTGTGTTCTGTGATGATATAGTTTACTTGGAATAGCTTTTCAATATTAGATTTCTTTTCATTAATTGACCATTCAATAAACGGTCTACCAAAAAGTGAAATCATTTCATCAATTTTCTCTGGTCCAAAATTATTCATTAAAAAATGATATATCTCATCATATGTTTTGCTTTTATCAAAAAGAATTGCATATAAATCATTTCTTAACTTAATATTAATTGTTGATCCAGATTCATTTGATGATCCAGTTTGTTTGAAGTTATCAACATCAATCATTATTGACCTAAAGTCTGGAAACTTTTTATTGATTATCTTAATCAATTCTTCTTTTGGAATTTCAAATCCTTCTTGTGGAGCAATTACACCATTAATCTTTTTATAGATTTCTGTTTTAAGATATTTCTCTTCTTCTGGAGATTGACAATCAAAGTTTACTTCAATTAATCTTGAACGGATTCCTGGTGAAACTTTGTTGATATGATTTGTGGTTAGAATGAATCTAACATTTTTCTTTGAGAACTCTTCAATATAAGCTTTTAGAGCGTCTTGATATTGTATCGATGTTCTTTCAAATTCATCTAAAAATACATATTTGATTGTGTCGTTTGATATATCCACATTCATATCAAATCCCATATAAACTTTTGAACAAAAGTCATCAATTTTATTTCTAAGTGTATCAATAGATGTATAGAATGAGCTGTTTAATTCTATATGTGGTGTATTTTTGAGATACTTGCCTATTAATATACGAGCGATGGTGGTTTTACCGGTACCAAAATGACCATATAAAATGACATTTTGATTAAGACCGTTCTGAAATATTTTACGGATTCTTGGTAAAAGTATTACGTCTTCGATTGTTTTGGGACGCCATTTCTCTGATAGTAGAAGTTGTTTCATTTAACTTATAATAACTAAATATAAAAATGTTTATAAAAAAGTGAATCTTGTATCAGAGTCTTGGTTTAGATATAACCTTATTTCAAATAAATTGCCAAACGAAGTGCTATCGTGCCAGTGTGGGTATAATCCGATTTCAGCAAGTTTGTCTTTAATTTTAATTAAATATCTATTTAGTGTTGTTTTTATAAAATAAAATTCTCTTAGCTTATCTTTTTGACTTTGGTCCGGTGTATCTGTTATTAACTCTCTATCTATTTCAAATTCAATTGAAAAGCTTGGGTATGATGTGCCGTCTTTAAATGAAGCTTGATAATATGGTCTAATATCACAATTTGTAATTATTTTTTCATTAAATAGTTCTGCGTTGATTAGTGGTTCTAGTAACTTGTATATTTCTTCCTTTGTTACATTATATCTTTTTGATAAACTTTTTTTATAAAGGCCTTCAATATTTTGTAGTTTTTCTTCTTTTTTATAATCAGTTTCTAGTTTCTTTAATAAACAATCAACATCAAATTCATATGGTCTTCCTTCTTTTTTTGATATGCTCCATCCTCTATTAACACTCATACATCCGATAAACAAAACTGAACATTGTCCGGTAAAATTACCAAGTGAGTCCGGATCAACATTATTACTCCAGAGGTATTGATACATGCTCACAATTGACTCTAATTTTTCTTTTAGTGTTATCTCGGATTGTGATTCTTTAAAATATTTAAGATATTTCATGTTCATTATATATTAAATGGGAATATGTAAAAATTATATATACGTTTATGATAGGAGAAAGGTTTAATTTTGAAGATGTGTTTTTTCGCGACTTAACAATCTGTGTTTTAGATACACTTGAGGGTGAAATATCTTGGATTAATAGATTTTCGTCTGGTGATGTTAATGTTCATGTTCCATTTTATTATTCTATGACTGGTGATGAAAGGTTTTTATTAGATTCTTTTACTGATGATGTGGTTTCTGATAATAGATATGTTGAGTTAAATACCGATATGATACCGAGAGGTCATCTAACATTAACTGGTTTTGATATTCGTTCAGATGAATTTGCAAATCCGAATGTTTGGTTAAAGATGGTGGTTGAGAATAAAGATGAGATAAGAAAGGTTTTGACTAAGGTAAGAGCTGTTCCAGTTTCGGTTAAGTATGATTTAACAATTTTATTAGCATCTGAGATTGATATATTTAAATGTAGTCAAGCAATTATGGATACTTTATGGCTTTATAGATTTATGTATTTTGAGCATAATTTTATGAATATTGATGCGGTTATGTTAATTCCAGATTCAAATCAAGTAGAAATAAATAGAGAAAAAAATATGACTTCTGATAATCAAATTAAATTAACTGTTTCATTTGAAGTTCAAACTTATTATCCAGCTTATAGAAAACCAAAAATATCACCTGACGCAACTACTGATAAAAATAAAAATTATGCTTGGTCTAATGTTTATGATTATGATCCATATAATCCAAATACATCGGATACTATTATTTATCCTAAGAAAACAAGATGGTATTCTAATTTAATTGAAAATCGTACAAATTCTGCTAGAAATATGAATAGTAATAATGATAAGGATATCAATTCACAAAACCCAAACCAAACATAAAAAAAAGAGTTTAAAATATTTATATATACTAATAGTAATAGAGATTTGTAGTTTTTTTCTTTTTAGATATTTCTATGTTTAAAAAGTGAAAAAAATGGGTTTTCAAATCTAATATATACAGTAAAGAAATTAAAAAATAATAATTGTTATTATGAAGAATCTCAAATTGGAGTTATTCAACTTTAGAAAAAATTTATCTCTTGATCAAGAGGAAGTATCTGTGATTCTTGAAGGTCACATTAATGCTTGTAATGATTTGTCTGAAAAGACAATTGTTAACTCTTTAAATGAGAAATTAAAAGCTTATACTTTCGATAAGGAAATTAAAGGTTTATTGGAATCATTAAATAATGATATGGCGGAATATCAATTGGTTTATGAATTAAAACATTTGTATAATGTTTTAAATACTAAAAACCAAGGTGAAATTTACAGACAGCCTATAAATGTTCTTTTACAGACTATCAATTTGGAATCTGACCAAGATAGAATGTCTAAAGTTCTTAATGAATTATCGGTTTATGACTGGGTTCCAGAAATTAAATTGTTTGTTCATAATTTAACAAAATCTCCTCAGCAAAGAAGTAATCTTCTTTCTGGTGGTAAATCGGAATCGGTTTATACAATTGTTGAGCAAGTAGAAGGTGGTTATATGTGTTTAGTAAAGGATTCTTGGTTTTTATTAGCTGAGAATAGTGTTGAAAAGACGTTACTTGAAACACAAGTTACGGATAATCAAAAATTAGCAGTTCTTCGTAATCTTGAAATTGGTATGAGATATGCTACAATTTCCGAAGACAGAGTTAACTTCAGAATTTCTGAAAATTTAACTATTGGTTTATCGGTAAATAAGAAAGGTGTTATTTATATTAATGATGATGAAATGAATAAGGAAACTACGTTGGAAAGTTTATTTGCTTCTCCAATTATTCCTATTGTAAATAAGCAGTTTTATCCAATTTTATTAGAAACTTCAAATAACTTGAATAAGTTTGTTGAAATGGATGTGGTTAAAAGAGTTAGTAACTTAATTAATCCATATTTAGAAGTATTTGCATTTAATTATAAAAATGCGACTTTCTTATATAGATGTGATGAAAGATATGGTAACTCATTCTTTAAATATGAATCGGCTTTAGAATTAGTAAATGAAGTAAGAAATGAATTAAATTATGATTTAACGTTCTTCTATGAGAATAAATTAGGTAAGGAATTAATTTCTAAAAGAAAATTGGAAGATAAAGAAAGAGAGATTGTTTTAAAATTGGAAGATGTTCAATTTAATATTGAAAAAGTAAAAGGTTCTATTAAGATGATTGGTGAATCAAAAGCATTAAACATAGCATTAAATAACTTAAATAAGAGAAAATCAAATTTGGATTCTGAATTACAAGCGGTTAAGGAATTACAATATAAAGAAAGAATTAAAGCTTAATTAAAAATAAAAATCTCAAAGAAATTTGAGATTTTTTTTTATTTTAAACTTTTTATCAGTATTTAATATAACATGAAAGCATGACAGTTTTCTGTTATTAAAAAATAATGCTTAATTAATGTATTTACATAATAAAGACCTCTATGTTGAAATAATCGTATCAAAAGCCCAGGGTAAATTAACCAATAAATCTAAATTAATGTTAGAAATTTTGGCAAAAAGAACCATCAAAAAAATGAGATATTACAATAATGATGATAGAATGGATTGCTATCAATCAGGTTTATTAGATATGTTCTCAAATTGGCATAATTTCAACGAAGAAAAATCGGATAACGCATTCGCTTACTTTACAGAAGTCTTCAAGAGGGGATTAGCTAAGGGATTTAATGAAATTTATAAGAAAAAAGGTGATAATGAACATCAAATTAGATTGATTAGTATTGAATCAAGTAATGATGGAATGGGTCTTCATTCAATTTAATTATGTCTAAAAACTTCGCACAATATAATTAGTCTGATCTTATACAAGATGTTGTATCACAACCTTCTTTTGTTGATGCTAAAGTTAGCATTCAATATGAAACAAAACAAGAAGTTAGAATTAGAAAAATAAATAAAATATTTAATAAAATTAAAAAACCTCTCAAATTTGAGAGGTTTTTTATTTATGTTGTTTCTGTTTTTAGGATAAATTAAGATTATCTTCCAAATTTTCTTCTTCTTTCTAACTCTTCTTGTCTTAGTCTCCGCTCTTCTTGTCTTTCATCATCGGTTTTTCTATATGGAGGTTCTGGAATATTTTCTCTGATAGTATCAAAAACATTTTCAAGTGTAGAACATTTGTATCCATCATAATTTTTACCAGCTATCTCAAGTAGATAACAATCTTTTTTTGGAATAAAATGGTATTCATTTCTAAATATGAAGAAATGAACCTGTTTAGAATCTACACTATGTTTTTCAATGCCCATTTCAGAAAAGAAATCTTTTATTTTTTGGATATCATCTGAGGTAAATTCAGAGCTCTGTAAAGTTTTTTGTTCGGAATAAAAATCTGATATATCTGGGTATTTTTCAGTTCCAGATGTAGAAGTGAAGTTTTCAAATAATTTAATACGTTTCATAATTTTTTTTTTTTTTATATACATATATATATTAAATTTTTTTAATCACTTTTTCACTTTTTTTATGAAATCAGAGTTAGATAAATTAAATTAAAAAAACCTCTCAAATTTGAGAGGTTTTTCTTTTTATGCTTCTTGTTCTTTCTTCTTTTTCTTATCCGACTTTTTATCTGATTTTCCTACACAAATAGTTTTAATCATTCTTGTAACGATTTCATATGGATCACCATTTGAAGCTGGTCTTCTATCTTCTAAATATCCAGGTGTGTAATTATCTTCAATTGAAGATGGAATTCGAATTGATGCTGTTCTATCTCCAATACCGTATCTAAACTCTTTAATTGAGCAAGTTTCATTTGCACCAGTTAATCGGTCTGCATTATTAGGACCATAAACAGCAATATGTTCTTCTACTTTTTCACCTAGTTTCTCACATGCTTCGATAACTAATTTTTTCTTATTTTTTAAATCTTTCCTCATTTCTTTAGTGGAAAAGTTTACGTGCATTCCAGAACCGTTCCAGTCATTACCTTTATATGGTTTTGGTTCTAATTCAATAGAATAACCATATTTTTCGGATAATCTTTGTAATAAAAATCTTGAAACCCACAGTTGATCAGCTCCATCTATTGCATAAACTGGTCCAATTTGGTATTCCCACTGACCAAGAGCAACCTCAGCATTAATTCCTGATATTTCTAATCCAATTGATTCACATAACATAGCATGTTCTTCAACAAAATTACGACCATCTACATTATTTCCACCAACTGCACAATAGTATGGACCTTGTGGTTTTGGATATCCATCAATTGGCCAACCAAGTGGTTTATTTGTCTTTTTATCATAAATAAAATACTCAGCCTCCCATCCCCACATTGTTTCTTGGTCATACTTTTCAACCATTTCAACCATTTTGGCTCTTTTATTAGTATGATGTGGTGTCATGTCGGTATTGTAGACCTCAGAAATAACAATAAACCCATTTATTTTAATTGGATCTTTAAAAATATTTACTGGTTTAAGTAAAAGTTCAGAATTTTTTGTCTCTGCTTGATTGGTTGATGAACCATCAAAATTCCACATAGGAAGAGTTTCTGGATTTTTTTTCCATTTTTCATAGAAAAATTGCTGAACATCTTCATCTGAATTAAAGAGTTCGACATCTTCGGTGATTTCTTTTGTAACAATTTTTGTTTTAGAGCGTATTTGTTGTGGATAGTTACCGTCTAACCAAATATACTCAAGATGAAATTTTATGTGCATTTTTTTTGTTTATTTTTATTTATTATATTTGTAAAACTTTAAGAGTTTAATTTATATCATTATAAATACTATAATATGAATAAAGTATATTTACAATACTGGGAAGAATCAGAAAGAGGTTGGGGTATTAGACCTGATGGATGTTCTTTACATATTGATTTAAATAGTCATCATTCTTATATAAAGAACTATCTACAAGATAGAGATCCGAATAATGTACCACATGAGTATGATAGAATAGTTGGTGATCCGATTGAAGTAATAGTATCGGATGCTATTTTTGTGGAAGTTAAAAATATGGGTAGTATTAGATTGATGCAAACATCTTTGAGTAATCTTAAAAGGCTTAAAGAAATAAAACCTATTTTTGAAGATGAACCTTTTATCTGATATTTTTTATATTTTGTGTCCAATATTTATTGGGGTTGAAGTATATCAGTTATTAAATAAAAATAAAGTTTATACTAAATTTAATCCAAATTTAGATATTAAAGATACAATTCCTCATTTTATTTTTTATTTACTTAAACTTTTATATCTTTTTTGGATTCCAATTGGATTATTTTCACATTTGAGAATCTATTTTCTATTTTTGATATTACTTTCATTATTTAAGTATGTAGTTGTTTTTACAAAAAAGAATATTATTATTAATCTTTATGATGTGATTAATACTTTAATAAGTTCTTTCTTACTTATTGTTATTTTGATCCAAGGACTTTTTCAGTAATAATAATAAATTCAAATCCTTTTCTTTGACAATAATCAATCATATAAGTCCATTTACTTAAATTTTTATTATACATTTTAAGAGCATATTCAAAATTTTTCATTTGCTTAGCGGTTGGATTTGGATTTAACTGTGGTTCAATTGTTTCTGAATATGGTTTTACTTCTGCTACAACTTTAGAAATTGAACCATCTTCTCTTTTTAGTTCGTAATAAAAATCTGGATAATAACTATGTTCAGATGTTTTATAATCTTGGTTTTCTGATACCCATTCTGTTTTAGTGTATGGTATTCTAAGATGTTCTGCTCCCCAATTAATAATCTTATCATTATTATCTAGATATATCATCATTTTTTGTTCTAATCCAGAGCGGTAATATAGTCCACCTTGAGAGTTTAGTTTAATTACTTTGTCTTTATTTTGTGGTGTAAATAATCCTTGGTGATATTTACCTGGTTGTTTTGGAGCGCTATTTAACATATCTTAATGTTATTTTTTAATATATATTCATAAATTAATATTCTTATGAGTGAATTATTAGAAAGGGTTAAATTAAATAACTTGGTCTATGGTAATGGAATAGCGGAAAACTACAAGAATAATTCACTTTATTTTTATAATAAATTTAGTAAATCTGATAATGAAGTTAGAAGTATGAATGTTGGTCAAATGCAATTAGGTGGATTTTATCATTTGCATTATATGGATGATTCTAATTGGATGAAGTATTCACCAATTTTTACTGTTGATTTTAAAAAATTTGAGAATTTGGTAGTTATTTATGGAGTTAATTTTAATTTTATTCCACTTGAAGTTCGTGTTAGTATATTTGATAAATTTATAAAAGAAGAAGATTTTGAAAAGGATTCATTATTAGAAGTTAATTTTCAAGGTGTCTATAAAGAGCTACTTCAATATGGATTTGAATATGCTATTGTTGAATATAATCTTAAACAAGTACAATTAGTTCATAAAATAAATATGGAATCTGTTCCAAGGTTTTTATATTCGGGTCATCCTAAGAATAAATATGATCCTAAGAAACTTTATGAAATTTGGAGTGCAAAAATTAGCGATAAGGCAGATAGAGATAAAGAAATGAGTAAAGCTTTAGTAGATGATTTTTTCTCAGCAAGTGATGATATTAAAGAAAACTATAAATTATTAAAGGGACATATTGATAGGATTAAAAGAAGTATGGAAAAATATGG